ACCTACCTTAGTTGCTTGCAACTTCCCACAGTTGGGGCAGAACATAATCTTGCTACCCTTAGTCCACTCCATTAGCCATGATACATGACATTCCTCACAGAAGAATTGGTAGTGTGTTTCCTCTGTATAGCTAATCATTAAGCCATGCCTCATATCGCATAGCCTTAGCTATGTCTTGTTCTACATCATCCTTCTTACCTGCACGTAGCCTATATTTTAACACGTTTCCCTTGAGGTAGCCTCTGAATTCCTCTTCGGTTAGTAGCTCTTTGATTGCATCAATCACTTCAATGTGTAGTGACTAGGGGTATTCACTACGTCTTCATCCACCTCTACATTCCAAGGGGTAGGGTCACGTATAGTGTATACAGAATGAAACTCTTTCTTATCTTCATTAATACAGTTCTCACAGTAATAACTATCACCATCGAACTGTAGGGTATGCCCACACTCTTCACATTCTGCTGGGTTGTTACTCATGTAGTGTTCTCCATCATTACCATTCTGTCCAATTATATCAATCCTTCCATCACCTGCAAGCTTCCGTCCCTTGTCCTCAGACTCAGGTTGGGTCTTATCCGACCCATTTAGGGGTTGGTCAGTGTCGTATGCTTTACACCTATCATACCCCTCACAAGCTAAGGTGTTCAACCCATTCCTTAGCCCCATGTTGTAGCAGAAGCCAGAGTCAAATGACTTACATCGTTGGTATCTCATAGCGTTATACCTGTGTTAATATCGTATGTCGTTTGTCCTTAGGAACAAGAGTAGGCCCACCTTTCATCCATGTACCACAGCCTGTACACTGGTAGCGTTGGTAGATTTGAGTCTTAGTCTTCTCTACCCCTCGCTTATGTACCGTAGAAGCTCCACAGTTGGTGCATACTGGACGGTCAGTGTCTTGGTATAGGGCATGGTTAGGGTGTTGCTTGATGTACGGTAGGAGGCGATTGTATAGCTTCTCAAGTAGTACTACATCCTGCTTATTATACTTCTCCATATGCTTCCAAGCTTTGTTATCACCAGCCATACACTCTGTCCACAATGCCATACCCTTATGGGATACCTTACCACCTAGCTTAAGCTGTTGTGCTACATAGTCTAGCTTGTTACTAGGGAAGCGGAAGGCTTGACGTACTACAGGGAGTAGGTCAATCTGTTTGTATGGGGATGGTGGTGTAAGCTCATTGACAATAAACTCCTTATGCAAGGTAGGCATGTCAAACTTCTTACCGTTGTAGTGTACTACTACATCAGCTTGGTTTAGCAAGCCAATCATCTCCTCTAGCATATCCTTCTCAGAGGATTGATGAATGGAGTTGTACATAACCTTCTCACCTTTACCATGCCATTTAGCAGCCCAGCATAGGGTGTATCCCGGTTCAACTATCTGACTGATGCTGATGTTCTGGTTCCACAACCCCCAGCTATAAACTTTATGTGGTGCTGTCTCAATATCCAAGTGTAATATTTTGATACGCCTTCTCCTATTTATTCTTCATTAGTGGGTACACTTTCTCAAAACCTTCTGCCATCTTACATCTGATAGTAGCAAGCTCTCGTAATAGAATGTCTATCTTCTCTGCTCGTTGTCTAGCCTCTTCTAATGTATAGAAGGATAAATCTAAACTAATCTTACGGGAGCAATCCCATATGGTTAAGTCTACATCTACACAAACCCACCCATTCTCTTCCTCTATATCAACTGATACAGCAGAAGAAATCATACCTGTATCGGAATGATTAGCAGGGTTCAACCACTGCCTATTCCTATACGTTTCAGTCATGCCTTCCTCCTCTCTTCGTTTGTTTTCTTACGGTGACACACACGGCACAGTACTTGCAGCTTGTCCTTAGGGACGAACATCCTTTCAATGAATGGAATTAAATCTTCATAACATGTTAAGCTACCTGCTGGTATTATGTGGTCAACCTCTACCTGTGCTACAGGGAAGCTACCCTCACACTCAGCACACTTACATTCAAACCTAGTCTTTACCTGCCCTGCTTTAGCTCCTGTCTTATAATATTGTTTACTGCCATCAGCATCTAACACTGGTGTACGTACTTTACTATCCCTTAACACCTCCTGCTTAGGGGGCCACCTCTTAGCCCCTCCCCTAATAGCACTACGTAGGAAGGAGAAGTATTTAGAGGTAGTCCATGCAGGGTAGGCTTGCCAAGGGGGTGTCTTAACTCCCATCGAAGAATGCATCCTCTAATGGTTTCACCTTAGGAGTACGAATAGTAACACCATCCTCATCTGTGTATGTATCATAGGTATGTGTAGTTGCTCTAACAGCATCAGCGTAGGCCTCTCCCCAATGAATTTTACCGGGACTTATATCATGGGTATCAAACACATCAGCCATCATCTTTAAGTCTTCTATATCTACTGTCTTCTTCTCTAGTTGGGTAGCCTCCCCTACCCACTCACGTAAATTCCCTGTCTTCTTCTGCTTACCAAATTGAGCAGTGTCAATACTATTACGAGCATGACTCTCTGCTTTAGGGTCGCCTGTTAGTTTATAGAACCTACTAGATAACTTTAGAAACAAATCACCACTAGTAGTTTCAATAATATCAAAGTTTACAGTACGCATACCACCTCCTAGTTTGTATCCTCTGAATTAGAATACAGCACACTCTTAACATTATCTTTAGAAATCATAACATATGGCTCGTCATTGTTTTCAAGTACAACCCAACCCTCTCCTTTAGTAATGTGATATCCTTCACAATGGAATAGGTTGGAAGTACCATCCCTATACTCAACAGTTACTTTGTATGCCATCACGTAATCTCCATTACTCTAGGTTCTTTAACTACTTTGGTTAGGAACATTGGGCCATAGCTGTATGCGAATGTCCTTAAGGACGGCCAGCATGTGGCCTTATGCCCACAATAACTACACTCCATACAAAGCTTCTCGTTCCCACTCTTGTCTGTCTTACTGATTGGTACTGGACTAAAGCCTTTCTCTGGTGGTGTATCCTGCGCTACTACTACCTTGATATGTTCGATACGTTCTACTGGGTTTATGAATTCCTCAGGTTCATACACTGCTAACGTACCATTCTGTTTATCCATAGCTAGGAAGCCAGCTCTCTCTGTCCCTAACGCATGTTTGTATGCACTAATCTGTGCAATGTACCCGAAGCTATCATTCTCTGGTAGTGTACCCTCCTTAAATTTCTTGAATGCATAACTACTAGCACTCTTCACATCAATCACTGCACCATCTATGATGGCATCAATGTGTCCCTTGATACCATTAATCTCTATCTCCTTCTGTTCATCTGTTACTGTATGACCAGCCTCTCGTGAAAGGAACAACAATAGTTCCTCAATAATATCTCCCATTAAGAATTTAATTTTCGTATGTGGTAGTAGAGACTCCTTATCATATCCGTTGATGTCGTAATACAAAGCCCTGTCACAAGGACGCCCAACATTGCTAGCACGTAGAGTGGGACGGTAACTATCGCCAGCACGCTCCAACCTGTCTGAAACAACCGAAGCCATTGCCTCTCCAAACGCTTTGGCGTTGTCTTTGTCACAAGTATGTCCCTCGTCAAATAGGTGATAGATGTCTGCTACTAGGGTGTCAATTGTTTTCATTCGTGATACCTCCCACTCTTTTCATAACTCTCCCAACCATGTCCCTTAAGGATGAATTCATTGGAAGATATTTGTTTAACTACATTCTCTTTGTGACACTCAGGGCACTCCCCAATGAGAGGGTCAGACATCCGTTGTCTAACATCCCACTCATGGTCACAATCGCTACACTTGTATGTGTAGGTAGGCATGTTACTCTACCTCAAACCCTGCTTCAACTGCTGCCAATGCTTCCTCTGCTGCAAAGCGTTCAATGTCACCTGTGGTGTATGCCTCAAACTCACGAGCAAGGTCGATGATTAGAGATGTAGTACGCGGAGTCATATCACCACCTGTACCAACATACAACTCACGAGCATTAGTCAATGCATTCTGTCGGATGATGCTACGCTGTCCATCCTCTAGTCCAATAGGGAACCCACCTCGTCCTCGTGATGAGCCACCACCTGATGCTGCGGGTGGAGCTACTGCTGTAGGCGAAGCACCTGCTGCTGTCTTAGTAATCCTACCTTGTAGGTTCTTATATACAATACCACCACTCCCATCCTTAGTGGAGAAGCGGAAGGATACATTATCACCAACAGCTACATCACCCATACCACTAGCAGTGGGGTCATACACACCATACTTAGCACCACCTACACGGATACCAGACCCCTTACCTTTACCATTGTCGATAACCTCTTCAATAATTCCGATTACATTTTCACTCATAATTTATTACTCTCTTCTATAGAATTAATATTAATTAATATCTTTATAATTACTTAAGATATACTACTAGTATACTACACTTAACATTAGATGTCAAGCTTTAGTTGTTGTATGTGTGCTAATACATCTGTAAACAAATCCTCCCAATCATCTAACGAACCTGCTCCATCCGTACCTAGTATGTAACTGCCCTTTAAATCTATACCTGTATCCAGCGTTACCTCTGGTGCATCCATAGCATGTAAGTCTAAAGAGATTCGTTGAATTGCTTTGCCATCATAGGTAGCTCCCCAGCTATTCTTCCCCACCTTAATGTCGTCAGAAGACTCCACTCCTCCTATCACCCCACCATTAAAATACGTGGGGGTGTGCTTAAAATTACCTAGCATGTTACTCTCCTATAAGTCAAGCTTCTTTTTCTTAGCCCATGTCTCTCCTATCTCTACGTCTACGTTCAAAGGTAAGTCAAACTTAAACCCCCATGTCTCTTCAATATATTGTGGTGCTCTCTCCATTGTTACTTTAACTATCTCAGCTACTTGTACAGCAGTAGCTCTGTCATAGCAATCTAGTAGTACACTATCATGTACTGTATTAGTAAGTAGTGCTGTGTCTTTCCATACACTGTTCTTAAGGACATCATACAACTCACCAATCACTAGCGGTACTACATCACCAGTAGCAAACCCTTGCACTGGATAGTTCTTCATCTGTGTCGGAGAGAAGCTTGTCTTCGCACCCTTACGTGCCATCCATTCTGGTGCATCATACTCTTTAAACACATACCTCCTACCTGTGATTGATTTGTACTGCCCCATACCAGCGGGTAGGTTCTTCTCCGTTCTCTTAGCAGAGGGCTTCCTACTGCGTCTAACCTCATCTGCTACTGCATCCTGCCACTCCCCTACCCCTGTATATCTGGCATAGTAATTACTAATGAACTGCTTACACTGCTCCATACTAAGGCCAGTTTGTTTAGCCATAGCATTAGCACCCCCTCCATATTGAATTAAGAATCCCGGAGCCTTAGATATTTTCCTCTTCTTAACCCATTCAGGATTACCAGCATCAACCAATGCCTTGATAGCCTCATAAGGATAGCCATACAGGAAGGAGGCATTGATACAATGCATGTCCAACCCATCCAGTATGTCCTCATACAAGTTGGCATCTTGTGTTAAGAATGCCAAGCCAATAACCTCTAGCTGTGAGAAGTCTGCTTCCATGATGTAGCCATTAGGCCACCTAGATTTGAAGCACTCCCTAATCTTTGACATCACCCTTTCTCCTGCTTTGTGGTGGGTGGTTCTGGTAGGCGCATCCAGTGAGATAACCCAAAACATGAAGATAAGTGATAAAAACCAATCTCTCTATTGTATTCATGGATAGTTATCGCTTTGCCATTTGTGGTCAAATAACGCCCCCACTCTTCCGGCAACCTATCCTCAACACTTATCCATTCACTCATCACCCTTTCTCCATAGCCTGTTGCATGTCCAACGTATCAAGCCACGCTCCATAGGCATAGTCCAATGCTAGAAGTTCTTGTTCTTGCTCACTCCTAGCCTCTAGGTATATCTCTTGCATGTCACGCAAGGGGGCAACCTCTGTGTTCTTAAGGACAGTTATTGTATCAGTCTTCATCATCTTCACCTTTATATGCTGGACAATTCATCATTAGGAATGCTGGTATCCACACATCATCTGACGCATACACCTCACCATTACGACACTCTCCTCCGAAGTTACAACAACACTCACACTTATCCCAATCCATGTATTCGTCTAACATAATGTATCTCCTATGTTGATGTGACATTCTGAAAGTTCGGACGAGTGCTACTAAGTCTACCCGTTGCTGTACTACAATGATTAAGGCTGTGGTGTATAACCCCATCAGGCCATACTAAGGCAGAGTACCCATCATAATATGTCGATATATCCTTCTTTAATGTACGCATCTGCTGGATGTCTGCAATCACACTGCCCTTTAGTTTACTCAGTGTCTCATCATCAACCTTCCACTTACCACTAGCTGACTCCTTCCCCTTACCCATATACTTACCAGTGATAAGCAGCTTCACATCCTGATTCTTATACTTCTTATCTCCCTTCTTACCAAGCTTACCATCCTTCTTGTACACTACCCACTCACCAGTGTCGTCCTTGTATGGCTTCCTCTCCTTCACTGTCTGCACACCACCGAATAGTAGTAGCCCCATATGCACCCCACTATGCGGGTTGGCATCACGTATCCCATGACTCTCCATAGTAGCGTACACCCTTGCCTCTACATCAGTTAGGTCGTCACGTAGTAGGTCACTGTGCATCTCAGCTACATCCTTATCAAAGAACATGCCGTTGTACTCCATCTCAATAGTAGCCTTCAATGCTTTCATCTGACTCTTAATCAATGGGAGCATGTCCATCTTAACAGCCTTCTCTAGCTGTGCTAAGAATACTAAGTGTGTATTCTCTACATCATGTACTAAGTATTCTTGTAGCTGGTCTTCAGGGATGTCCTCAGTATCAATATCATTATCCCAATACTCCTTGATAGCATCGTCCTTAAGGACACCACCATACTTCTCAGAGCATTGGTCTAAGCTAGGGTATAGCATAGTCTGTCCTGATAGGATGTACTCAGCTAATTGTGTATCCCATATCTGTAGCTTAACTAATGAATCACGAAAGCTCTCACTATCCCTCATCATGTAATGGCAATCAAACTTAATGTTGTGCCCAATGATGATGTCAATGGAATCTGGAATAGCTGGGTCGTCTAGGTCAGGGTATTCTTTTATTGCAATAGCACTACCACCCTCCCTAAGAGAACCTGCCATCACAATCCTATTCAATGGATACCAAGGGCTAGCCTTCATTCCGCCGATAGCATCCTCTCCTCTATTCTTAATGCTAGTCTCTAGGTCTAATACTAAATATGGCATCATCTTCTCCTCCCTTTACATAACACTCAGGTTGCCCCATGAATACAGCGATAGGTGCATCACCATCACCCCACCATGCATCAGCATCTTTACACACTTGGTCTGTCAAGGCTCGGTAACATGTGTCCCATTTAACACAGTCTTTAGCCTCACAGAATGTCATATCTTTATAGCATATCATAACACATGTCCCTCTCTGACCCATAAGGTAATCACCATCTGATTACGGAAGTGCATCTTATCTAGCATGGCTCTCCACTGTTGCTCATTCATCTTCTTTCTCCAATAATTCTAATAAGAATGCACGTAAGGAGTCTTCATTATTCAAAGCACAAGTACTACAGTTGGCCGTACACGCTGCCCCTCCTGTATTAGCAGCATCACATAATGCCATACGCACCTGTTGAAATGTAGTCAGAGTTCTTTGTGCTATGTTAGGTACATACATCACATCACTCCCTTAAATCTAGCAATCTCTGGCTGTATACTAATTTCAAACTTACCGTTACGCATGGCTGGGTCTTCCCCAAACATCTTGTTCTTAGGGACATATAACCCCCGTGTCATTTCATAGCCATGGTCATGACTCTTACCCAAGGTGATGATGGCATCAGCCTCACCCTGTATGCCTGTCTTACTGCCATACAATTGATTCATCTCTATCCATAGCTGGCCTTCTGCACTGCCATCAGCTTGATGTACTGTCACCACTGGTGCATAGATGGATGCCATCTCTCTAGCCCATGCGAATAGCTTAGTCTGCCTATCCACCTCACTCACACTGTCACGCTCAAAGCCAAACACTTTCCATAGCTGGTCAATAAAGATTACACCTGCGTTGGTATGCTTAAGAACTTCCTCAATGTCTGCTACATGCAAGCGTTTATTATCTAGCACCTTAATCCTATCCTTACCACCCATCAGGGTAGAGTAATCAGTGATAGCATCGGATATGTTCTCATTCATTTCATCAGAGGTAACACCTAATGCTGCTTGGTATATGCGCCACTTAACTTTCTTACCATCCTCTTCATTGTTAAACCATATCAGTTTCTCATCTGTACCTGCCATCTGTGCAGCCATAGCTGTACCCTCACTAGCAAGGAAGGTAGTCTTACCACTGTCAGGTCGTGCTGATACAATCAGGAAGTCTCCCTTACGTAGTGGCCCAAGGGCTGCGTTCAACTCAGGTAGTCGCCATGTCAAGCCAGTACCAATGGCAAGCTTATCAGCTATCTCATGTAGGTCATCAGTGACGAACATACTATCCAGCTCTGCTGCCTTACCTATCTCATCGTAGTAGGTGTCAATCATAGGAGGTATATCTTCTAGCTTGACACTCTTATCACCACTAGCAACACGCATCCCTACATCACCAATGCGTTCACCAAAGTCACGAGATACAAATGCTGTCACCACCTCTTCCGCTACCGCAGAAGTGTGGTGCTCTCCTAACATGTCAAAGATTTTCCTAAAGATTTCTGTCTTATCTTTCTTCATGGTAGGGTGACGTACTAGAAAGAACCACTCACTAAAGCCATACCACTCAAGCGTATACTCCTTAGCAAACCAACTCTTCATATCCATAAGGATAACATACGTTTCATTAGAGACAGAGTGTTTGTTTACAAACCTATTGAATCTCTCATAGTAATCTTTGTCCTTAAGGACTGTAAGTAAATCAAGTTCCATACTATCACCAATCAATTATATATTTATTTAATACAGATTCTAACTCTGTATCTGATAATGTTTTAGGGTCTTTAGTAGTACGTATTAAATCTACTTTACTTAAAAGTAATTCTAATTTATTCTTAAGTTTAATAGATGTATTAATAACTACTCTGTTGTCATAATCTAAGTAAATTATAGCATACTTTTTATTCCTTGTCAATAGGCTTAAGCTGTAGTTGCTGGTGGAAGTACCAAGGATTGCTCCTGCTGACACGAATCGTCCCACTCGTATAGCTGATAGTACATCTTCACATAGTACAATTGTGTCAGGATGATTACTGTTATCCACAGTAAAAACCATGCGCTCAGGCTCACTAGTGCGAGTGTAATACTTCGGCCCGTCATCTGATTCATGTATCTTCCTAGCCTGATACCCGACCATGTTGCCATCATCATATACAGGCAGAACAATCCTACCCAGCCTAGCAGAATAACTAATTCCATAACGCTTCACCTCTTCATCTGTTACTCTTGCTCGTCTAATCCAAACTCTAGCTTTACTCGGCCACTCTCTTGTATCTCCTTGTGAATCGTAGGGCATTGTAATAGCTCCATGTTCAACATCAATAGCTGACTCAGTCTTCTTCGCAGCAAAGAAACCTCGTACCCTACCTTCACGATTAGAACCAAAGCACCCACATCGAAAACACTTAGCGTAAACTCCGTCTCTCTTCCTCTCTACTACCATTGAACTACTATCACCAGCGCAATCACTACTGTTGTGATTAACCCTGACCTTCTGCCCAACCTCATCTGGAGCGTAGGGCATGTACTCGTCTTTAGATAAGTATCTCATAGTTATCTCCTGTCCTTAAGTACACATCACTACTCCTTCAAACTTTCTAGCACCTCGACTGCTGTGGCAGCAAGGGCATCTGCATCAATCTTAGCATAGTGTTGTAGCACCAGCTTCAACGATAGCTTAGTGTCTACTAGCTCTAGCACATCATCATCATCAAGTTGGTCAATGTAGGCTTCAATGACAGCATCCTCCACAGCATCGACCATCCAATCATAGTCCACATCAACAGTGACTTCATGTTCACCACCAGCACCAAAGTCTACATAAGTTTCATAGTCCATGTCCTACCCTCCGAATACGTTGTTCCAATGTGATTTAACTGTGGCCTTCTCGACATCATCAGCATAGCGATTCATCATCACCATTTCAAACGCTGCCTCATAATCTTGAAGGTCTATAGCCAGCTTACCCCATGCATCTAGGTTACGTGGACTAGCAGCAACACTCAGCTCCCCTTGGTCATAGTTGACACGCAACAGGTTGAACAGTTGTACCATCTTGTTAGCCCACTTCTCAGGGATAGATGGGTGCATACCACGTACCATATCAACCTCATCATCCTGATTGAGATACCCTAGCTTAAGGATGATGTCAATACGGTTGAGCGTAGACCCATCCTGAATCATGGTAGCCCCATACTTATCTTGGTTGTCACCAGTACCAACCACGTTGTCACATAACACCATACGGAAGGTGTCCTTAGGGACGATAAGCTTCTCATCCAATGAGCCGGGCATATCATCAAGCTGTAACACACCATCCTTCTCATACATACGCTGCAAGGACATCTGAATACCAGAGGGGGTCTTCCAAGGCTCATCAAATGCTACGAACCAGCCCTTCTCTAGTGCCTTAGGCAGCTCACCCTTGATGTAGTCCATCTCTCCATCACTCACCCAAGGCTTACCTAACAGGGTATCACTCTCCATATCCTGTCGCCCATTGATACGTAGGTATGGCTGACGAATCATAGCGCAGATGTACTCAACCACCAGCGTCTTCATACCATTGGTGATAGCTCGCATCTCACTAGTAAGTACCTCCTTAGGTACTACGAAGTTGCTAAATTTTAGCACATCAGGGATGAATGCATGGTCTTCATCAGGCCAGTAGCCCTCATCATATGAAGGGATACGGAAGTCACCTCCAATCTTAGGGGTGAAGCCGAACACATCACTGAATAGTTTAGTGTTCTCCCCCTCAACAGCAGCACCCGCCTCGGCTATGAACATAGGCTCAAGGGGTTTAGCTGTCACCTCTTCATACTTCTCCTTCTCTACTACCTTAGCCTTACCACTCTCACGCAGCTTATCAATCAATGCGTCACGACTTTTTTCTGTTACTGATTTCATAGTATCTTCCTCTGTAAATGTTAGGTGTGGCTCACTACTACTAGCACCATACGCCATAGTGTATTCTCGTGTCTTCTTAAGTGCTCTCTTAACTCTAGCCGCACGTTCTGCTACCTCTGTTGCTGTCATCACAGTCTTCACGTTAATATCTTACGCTTAATCACGTTCAATAACGCAGCCTCCAATTCATTAGCGTCCTTAAGGACAGTGTACTCAGGGTAGTAATGCTTCACGTTATCATCCATGATACCAATACCATACATCTCTACCTTCCCATCCTTAGTTAGTGCCTCACTCACTCGCTTAGTGAAGCCTGATATACCATACTTGTAGCCAGCAGGACAACCATCACTCAGGGTAATAAGAATCTTACGCTTAGTGGGCTGTTGCTTGAGCCTGTTGTATGCCCACAGTATACTCTCACCATCAGCATTCTCACCAAGGTTGTACTGCCCAGCAGCAAACGCCTCAGTCATATGATGCATACCTACCCTATCATTCCATCCCTTATATAAGTAATGCACCGGCCCGTTAGAATCCTCAGTGAAGCCAACAATCTCCAATGGCATGCCCACCTTACCAATAGCCTCATTCAAAAGCAAGGCAGCTTTAGCAGCATGAGTATACTTAACTATTCCCATACTACCTGACATATCAATCAATAGCATGACACTAGTATCTAGCGTGGTACTCTCAACACGCTTCTTAAATACACGCTGACCGTAGCCACCTGCTCCCTTCATACATGCACGATGTAAGTTCTTACCTATCTTACCACGCTTCTGTCCATGTTGATAGTGTGCTTGGCTTCTCACCTGCATAATCTTACGCACAGTGTTAGCCATACCCGCACCACTACCACCAATCTCTTCTATCTGTTTCACTGTAGCTTGATAGTGTGCCTCATGTGGTGCTCTCTTACGCCAATCAATCACCGTAACCTTACCCATCTCATACTCTTCATATGTATCAGGCTCACGTGCTGTTGGGTAGTCAGCAAGCTCACCTTTATCATCAGCACTCTCATGCCTATGGAATAACATCTTACCTATAGCCTCCTGTTCCTCATCAGACAACTCTCCCTTGTCACCATCACCCTCTCCACCTTCATCATCCTCACCGGCACCACGTTCCTTCGTAGCCTTACTCTCCTCCTCATCAGCATCCAGCCCAAGGTACTCAAGGATGTCATGTACTAGCTGCCATTCCTCCTCAGCATTGATGTCCCTAGGGACAAATCTATCACCAGATTCTAACATCTTATCGAACAGCTCTTTACTCCTACCCTTCAACTCATCAACCATCTTGAGGGTAGGCGAGGCGACAGGTTTCTGGAAGTCCGTACGCATGACACTATCCCATACATACACAGCATTCATTATCTCAGCAGCACCCTCAGGTACATCACCACCACCAAGCTGACCAGTAAGGAAGGCAGCTCGACCATCAGCCATCATCTTATCCTTGCCTTCATACTCACCAGCAGAATAGAACTCCTGTCTATGGTCATCCAATACATTGAGTAGAGACCCAAACAAGCTACGCATATCAACCTTCTTATCTTTAATGATGTCAAATATGTCGCGCATATCCCCTCGATTGTGACCACTCTCATGCAATACCATGTACTCCCACAATACGTATTGCTCATCAGTGTAGTCTGGTGATGGGCGTGGTACTGTTAGGGTACGTCCATCAGTAAACGCTGTCTCTTTGTCATGTAACACTAGGTTTAACCCAGAGTTAGCACATAGAGCGCGTACCATCTTCTGTTTAGCATGATAATCTAGTATCATTTGTCTATCCTCTTGCTAAAATTTAGTAATCTTTAAGGTTCTCTATATAGGTATCAACACTCGCTTTCTCATCAGATGACAACTTATAGTACAGTTTAGCTAGTGTTTCACATACTATAATAGTCTTATCATAGTCACTCTTCTCTTCCTCACCCTCTTCACGTTCAGCTTTAATCTGTTTCTCAAGCGCACTCTTACCTACCACCTCACCGTCTTGCATGATAGGGATACCACACTCTAGCGCGTTCTTAAGGACAGATTTACCTGTGTTGTATGCCTTAGGTAAGTAACTCCTATACTTCCATGAGCCATCCTTCTTCTTAGCAGCTTCATCATCAGCGAGGTAAGACTCCATGTATTCGCGCTCACCATCCTCAACATGGTCAAGGAACATGTCAGGTGTATGGATGTTAGCTTGCACAATTTCCATAGCTAAACTCTTATAGGCATTGGTGTTACTCTCTACTGCTACAGCATACTGCACGATACTCTCAAATACATTACTACTCATCTCACTGTTCTCAACATTAATTATGTCAACGTCACTATCATACACCCATTGTGCCAGACCATCTGCCGCATACTCTTTCCTATCAGTACCATCATCAAGAGTCATCGTTACAACAGTGCCCACAGGGAAACCAGCAACCTCCGCATTAACCCTATACTTGTCACCTTCCATCACATACCCTCTTGCTAAAATTTAGCAATTAATAAAGCCGTTCAACTTGAACACTAAAGTAGTCAGGGTTCACAGTCCCATCATACATAGGCACACTAGGTTTGCATTGACTCCAAGCATCATTATCTGCTACCTCATGCACCTCTATCTCTTCAAGCTCTACCTCTACAACTTCTATACTACTCATCACTATACTCATCGTCATTCTCCATCCTTACACGCTGCAAAGAACCTATCATAGTTCATGTTCGGATTGTCACGTTTCAATGCCTCAGCTATTGACACAACATCCTGCTCCCACTGTTCTTTAGCCACTACCAAAGCACTTTTAGTGTGCGTAGAATCATCTGGCACATTACTATTCAATGCCCTAGCCAATACAATATAATCTTTCTTAGTCATTATCTAGTTCCTTACAATGTATTAAATCAAAGTG